AATGCCATGAAGTGTCGCGGGACGCTCTGGGAATATGCGACGAGCAACACCGAAGGCAACCGGACGAAGTTGGAGCATCCAGCAACGTACCCGGACAAGCTCGCGGAAGACATCATCATGTGCTTCTCGCAACCGGGCGATCTTGTCCTCGACCCAATGTGTGGCAGCGGCACAACGTGCGTCATGGCGGCCAGGAACAAACGCGACTATCTCGGCATCGAGATTAACGAGGACTACTACCGTATCGCGATGAAGAGAATGCAAGAGGAGGTGGTCAATGACGCGCGACTTTTCTGAATTGCGCGGGAAGGCGCGTGACTGATTCGCCGCTGTTTAACGTCCAATAACACTTTACTGTTTAACAGTAACGATTACTGTTTCACAGTAACGATTACTGTTTCACAGTAACGATTACTGTTTCACAGTAAATGTATGCGTTTAACGAGGAAACAACATCCAAACATCCTTCGCCGTCGTGTTTTTCATAGCGTCGCGCCATCGCAAGATAGGTGTTTGGAAGTTGTTTCGGCTCACTTTACGCTGGCCCGCCATTGCCAAGCGTACGGTTATTGGTTGGATAATCTCAACCGTATCGCGGAGCGACATCACCCACGTCTGTATTTCGGATGGAAGTGTCGTATTAAACCCCGCGATGGACGGCGCTTGCTATTACGAGGCGGTCCACTTCGCCATGAAATATCCCCGGCTCGCTTGGGCGGTGAACATCCCGCTCGCGTGCCCACTCTCGCTCAATCACTATCAGGGCAACGGCCCCATACCCATTTGGCCCACGTTCATTCGTTGGCTCACGGGGGGACGTTGGCTCGCCCGCGACTGCGTGTGCGTTGTGGTGGACGCACTGGCGGCCAGCGGCATCCACGCCCCCCAATCAATTGTCACGCCCGCCAATCTCTGGGATTGGCTCAGATCCGAAGGCCACGAGTTTATTGAGTTATGAACACACCCCACCCGCTTGAATCGTTCTCTGATGAGGAACTGGAAAAAATCGCACTCGCGGCGGAGAAGGTGTTCCCAGTCCAGAAGATCACGGTTGCCAGTGAAATCCCGTGCAACATCGAAGCGACCATCAAGATCGCATTCGCCGCGGGCGAAGCATCGTTCGGCAAACGAATCAGAGAGTACATCAACATGCGCGCCAGTCGTGCAAGGAGCAAGTAGCATGGGAGGAGGCGGCGGTTCATTTCGACAGATCAAGACGCCCGTATCCAACGCGGCGGACTTAACGACGTCGGCGCAACTGCTCGCCGAACTCCGCGCCCGTCAGGAACGCCAGCGCCGCGGCGTGAACTCCCTCGTCATCCCGCCGACATCCACCGTTCCCCAAGACACGGGACTCCGAATCCCCGCCTAAATGAAAACACTCAAAGCGCGTTGGATGGATGCCGATGGACAGCGGCAACAAATCCTCGACACCGCGAGAGAGTGTGCGAAACTCACGAAACCTTGGGCGCTCACGAAACAGGGTCAACAGGCCAGTGAACCGCTCCCCAAGACGTTTCAGAACATGGGGGCGGACGGCGTAACCAACATCGTTGGCCGTGTTCACGCGGCGGTATTCCCCTCTGAAACCCCGTGGCTTCGCTACGACCTTTCGCCCGAACTCCGCTATGGCGGATCATTCGCCGACGAGCAGTTGCAGGCTATCGAGCAAGCACTGTTCACTCACGAAATGCTCGTGATGGCGATGATTGAATCGTGTGGAATGGCCCGCGCCGACGAGTACGGCAACCGCCACATCAACAGTTTCCGCACTTCGCAGATCAACGCGATCAACCAGGTTGTCATCACGGGCGAAACGCTCGAATACATGGATGATGATTTTGGGATCACGGTCTATCGCCGCGATCAGTATGTCACCAAGCGAGACTCAACGTGCGCGGTCCAGTATCACGGTATCCGCGAGACAATCGATCCGCTTTCACTCACTGATGAACAGTTGGCAAAGGCCGAACTCCGGTACGACGAGTTGAAGGAAAAGGATGTCGGCGACCGCGAGAAGGACATCTTCACGTTCGTTGACTGGCAGCCGCGAAGCCGCTCATGGCTCATCACTCAGGAAGTCAACGACCGCATCATCAACGAGACCGAAGAGAAGATCACTCCATATTTCTCGGTCCCTTACGAGTTGATTCCCGGCGAGAACTACGCCCGTGGATTCATCGAGCAGAAATCGCCCGACCTTCGTTCGCTCAATGAAGGCAAGATGCACCTTCTCAACTGGGCGGCACTCGCGGCCAAGGCCCACCCGGTTCTTGATTATTCATCGCTCGCCCAGGAAGAGGATTTGCTTAAAGAGTCGGGCAAGCCGTGGCGGGGCCGCGTTGAAAACGGAATGGTGATGGATGTCGGATTCTTCCACCTTGGCGGCAAACTCAACGACGTTGGGTTTCTCGCTCAGTTTGTCGCTCAGATTGAATCACGGCTCGGCGCGTCGATGCTCATTGGCAGTGAGAGTGTCCGCAAGAGCGAGCGAACGACCGCCTTTGAAGTGGCACGAATCACCCTTGAGCAGTTGCAAGGTGCGCTCGGCGGGTTCTATACACCGATGGCCGACGCTTTGCAGATTCCGCTTGCTCATCGCTCAAAGCACATCCTCGAAAAGCGGAACCTCTTGCCGTCACTTCCCAAGGGAGCGATCCGGGTTCGCACGCTCACTGGCACCGCCGCACTCGAACGCGAATCACAGGCAAGTGCCATGCTGGATATGGCGCAGGTTGCCCAGATGCTTGGACCCGAAGCACTCCGCAAGATCGACACCGCGGTATTCGTCGATGTCTACGCGCGTCTCCGCGGCGTGAACGAACCCGCACTTATCAAGACGAATGAGCAACTTGCCCGTGAAGCACAGGAAGCACAGGCACAGTTTGCAGAGCAGGAAGCAACAAAGGCGGCGATGAGCGTTGCGGGCAACGTCGCTCAGCAGGCAATCGCCCCTCAACAACTCGGATAGGAGCAATATGGCAGATGAAATAGGCGCGCCGCCCACGGGCGATACCGCGCCTTCAAAGGAAGTACCAAAGTTTGCGGGCAAGTTCACCGATGAGAAGGCACTTGCCAAGGGCATCAACGAACTCCGCGGCACGCTCGGGTACACCCCGCTTGCCAATCCCATCGGTGAAGATGGGACGTACAAGACTCCAGAAGAGGCCGAGGCCGACTACAAGGCCCTCTCGAAACTCATTGGAGCCAAGGCTCCCGCCAAGCCGCCGGACGGAAAGCCCGCCGAACCGTTGAAGATCGGCGATGTCGATGTTGAGGCGGACGTTCCAACGATTCTCACCAAGGCCGGCCTTCAACTGACCGACCTTGAACAACAGTTCATTAAAGACGGCGACCTGACCGACGAGCAGTACAAGGCCATTCAGAAGGCTCGCCCGTCACTCACGAAACCCGACATCAAACTCATCGCCGAAGGAATGGCAGCCAAGGCTATTCTCGCGGGCACCGCCGTCAATGCCGCGAAGAGTGAAGCCGCCCAGATCGCGGGCGGCGAAGAACAACTCGCCACCCTTCTCCAATCGGCATCGTCGTTTCTCACGCCCACCGAACGCGACGACTTCAACCGAAGGCTTCAAGACCCGAAACTCACAGTGAGCGCGGTGAAAGACCTTGCGGCCCGTCATGCCCAGGCCGTTGGCGCCGGGGGCGGAATCGTTCGCGGCGGAACCCCTGCGGGTCCGTCACTCCCCAAGAACTCAACCGAGTTTTCCAAACTGGTTCAACGGGCATCGGCTGGCGATCAGTCCGCAATTTCCATCATCAACGCCACTCCGCAAGAACACATCAATAAATGGAGCAAGGCATGATTACGCCCATTCCAGAAATCAAGCAAATTCTTCAGGACTTGAACGCGACGTTCAGGTTCATTCACGTCGGACCCATCTACGAACCCAACCCCAACGACGACACCAAAACCAAGCAGGTCAAGCCCGGTTGCGTTCGGTGTGAGATCATCGACCTCACGCTCAGGGCGGGCTACCACACCGCCGAGGGCGGCGACGAGGCATCGGCACTTGAAGCCGCAGCCCGTGGTGCCATCGACGCGGAGAAGCCGCAAACCCCGGCCCAACGCAACAGTGCGCACCTCCGAGAGTCCAACCAACTCGCCATCGAGAACGAACAACTCAGGAAGCGACTCGCGGAACTCGAAGCGAAGATCACAGAACCACCGGCAAAGCGGCCATACAACCGCAAGCCCAAAGAACCCGTCCCCCAGTAAATCAACTTCGCCCGGATGAGAGTCCGGGCGAAGTTTTCAGGTCCGTTGGATATTTCGTTCAACGCGCCCGGTCCCTTCCCAACGCAAGCCCATTGGACACCCGCGTGTGACAACACACGGCCCGCACATGGACACCTTGAACTAGGTTCAGGCCAAAGTCATCCCAACATCAGGGAGATTTTTCCAATGGCATCCAACACGGTCAATTTCTTGGCAAACGCGGCGGGTACCGACCCCACTTCGCTTGCCCTCAAGGTTTACAGCGGAGTGTTCAGCGAAGCGTGGCGCACCATTCCCAAGTTGTTCAATCGTCCCACCCCCGGCATCCACCGCAATGTTGACGCGAGCCGTTCCAAGTCTTATCAGTGGTTGAAGTTCGCCGACACCCCCACGGCGGATGAGGACTACCGGCCCGGCGACGAACTTCTGGGTCAGGGCTTCGCGGTGGACGAAGGCACGAACGCGGTTGACACCGGGTACATCGTGACTCACCACAAGATCAGTCGCTACGACCAGAAAATCAGCCACTTCGAGATCATGTCGAAACTCGCCAACGCCGACGCGCGGCAGATCAGCATGGTTGGCGAGAAGCGGTTGCTTATCACTTCGGCGCTTGCGGCCCGTACCGCGTCGTCCAGCAAACTCGGACTCACCATCGACAACGGCGGCAACCGCGTCATTCGCACCGGCGGCGCGACCGCAGGCACGAACGGCGTAACGGCGCTGGCATCGGCCTACCCGCTCTCGGCAACCGGAGCGGCCAACTACCGCGCCGACCTTCGGGCGCTCGCCTATGCGATGGACCTTGACAATATCCCGCGTGAAGACCGCGAACTGTGGCATACACCGTACATGGAGCAGGTGCTCATGTTCGACACCACGGCCCAGTTGTTCAGCAAGGATTACAACTACGACGGCGAAGGCAACAAGATCAACGAGCGGATGATTAAGACCGTCGAGGGTTTCAAGATCATCAACAACATCAACCCGGCCAGCAACGGCGCGGGCGGCGCAATGCCCGACTCCAACATCACAACCGGACCCACCCGTTACCAGGGTAACTTTCTTCCCCAGGCCGGCGCAACGAATGGAATGCCCGTCGCCCTCGTGTTCTCTCGCGCGCTCGACGGCGCTGGCGCTGTCTCCATCGGTACGTGGGATCAGGTCGGTCACGTCGTCAAGTACCGTGAAGAGACGATGGATTGGTTT